AAAGGCAGAGCGCCTGCTTCTTTATTGTCATACGACTCACCAATTCCCACGTTAGTAATGACATGACCCTTAGGTTTATACTTCCTCTTCTTGACTTTCTTGCCGAGAAGGGGATCGAATCCTGCGACTGGACCTGTGGCAGCAGCACTACCGCTGAATCCACCAGTCCCTACGCTCATTGTGGGTGCATCTTCATTCATAACTTGGAAAGGATGTCATAAACTTCCATATCTATATCAACCGTCCTGAGAGTGCCTTGATTCAATTCTGGATACCTATCAAGATATATCAAGAAGGTTTTCAGAAGGGACCAGTATTCCCTCTCAAGCTTATACATGAGCAACGGAATGGTTGCATCACCAAAAACATTAAACAATACAATAATATGATTGATAATTAGGTTAGTCCTGAGAGTCCCCGACTTTAAGTATCGTTTGAGTAACCTCTTCAAATACTTAAACTTCTTCATGTCCTCCATAAAATCATCTACAGTAACCGACTGAGGGTTACTGTAGTGTTTTATCGCAAAGAGCAAATGATTCTTTTCCGAAAGACTCTCAAATTGCATACATCATGATTGAGTTGATACTATATGTATCAAGCAAATGCAAGGGACGCTGCGTCAGAGATGACTTCCTCAGCACCAGCAGTGCTGGTGAGTTTTACGCGGAACTTGTAACCATCCCAGTCTGCCTTAGCAGCAGCAGTGAGGGTCAGAGTTGCGGTAGTAGCACCACTGAATACACCAGCGTCGGTGACGTTAGACCAGCGGGTGCCAGAGGGGGTCTGACGCTGCCACTGGAAGTTGACAGTGCCCACATCAGCAGTTGCGGTAACAGCAAATGTTCCAGTGAATGGATCTGATGCAAGCACAACTGTAGCAGGTTGTGCCGAGATTGTAATTACAGATGCAACGTCTGCTGCGATGGTGTCGTCAGCAGCGGTCTCGGTGGTGTCAGCATTGCTGATGAATGCCAGCATCTCTGCCTTGTGACGAGTCTTACCAGATGCATCGGTATAGGTGCGGTATGACCACCAACCAGGACCGTTGATACCACGCTCTTTATTCTCAGAAAGAGCCGCTTCTGTTTCGTCAACGAAGACGATAGTTTCTGTTGCGGAGCCCGCACCATTGCCTCGGGCGAGTCCTGCTTGTGTGATGTTTGCTGCTGCGTCAGTTCTCCCGTATAGAGACATGTTGCTTACTCCAAGTTAGTCAGTGTACCTAATCTTATTTATACAAAGGGGGCATTAAGCCCCCATATATCATCAACCTTCTTCTCTAGAGATCAATGCATCTTTGACTTTCTCAAAGAGCTCGTCGTCTGCGGTTGTCTTAGTCAGTTTAACTGCCTTGCCTACAATCAGCAGGCAAAGTTCGATGAGTTTCTCACCGAGTTCTGCATCATCGGGGATCTTAGCAACAGCGGCATCGACCACCTTATATGCAAGGGGAAGAAGAAAAGAGACCATAATCTGAATCCAATTGGGCTCAGCTATTTATGTCAGAGAGAATTGTAATCCTCGGCACTCAGACCAGACATGTGACGATCGTGGTCTTGAGTTGCTTGGATCATTCTATTTCTGAGACGCTCAGTGATCACCTTCTGTGCTTCACTGGTGTCGATCTGGTCAGCTTCTTCTTTCTTAAACTTACCAGACACTTCACCTTTCTCATAACCTACGCCGTCGCCGTCGTCATCCCACCAACGCTTAGCTTTCTTTTCCTTTGCTTTCTTCTTGGCAGCTTCCTTGAGACTTTCAAGATCAGAAGCAAACTTAGCTCTAATAGATTCTTTCATGAGATCTTCCTTTTTTGGGTTGATAGTGACTCCTTTCTTTTTGACGGTTTTGAGCGTCGTCTTTTCAGATGGGTGTTGCATCACTTATCCCCCATGATTTCCTTGCGCCAATCGTATTTAGACTCTTCGCCCAAACGCTTGGCAACATAACCAGATGCTTTGGCGACGGCACGAGATCCAACGCCAACGACTTTCTTGATTCCTTTCTTAATTTTACTGGCGATACCAGGACCCTTCTTAGAAGAGTCTCCTGATCTCTGAGCAGGAGCAGAGGGTTTCCTAGCAGGGGTGCTACTCGATGTATCGGAGTCGGAATCGGAGTCGGAGTCGCTACCACCAGTGCTAGATCCACTGCTACTTTGTTTTGGTTTTGATGTTTGTGTTGACTTGTAACCATCGCTAGCGGCGCTTGCTGCGTCCTTAGCGAGGTTTTTAGCATGACCTGCTGCCTTGCCTGCCAGTTTAGCACCACCCACGATGCCCTTACGGACGGCACTAGCAGCGGTCTTCAGTGCTGCCTTAAACTTTTCGCGGCGACCACCAGCGGGGGAATCGCTGGAGGAAGACCTCTCGGCTGCTTTCTTCATGGCAGCACCAGTAGCAAGTCTATCCTTGGCTTGGTCACGACGACGTTGGATCTCGCCACGATCCATAACTTCAGTCAGAAGATCCAGTTGATCGATGCACTCAAGTGCCTCGGTCAGCATCTCTTCAGTTTCAATTTCCAACAGTGCTTCGACACAGATGTCATGAAGCTCATCAAATGTGAGGGTATCAAACTCCTCATCCATGATGACGCTCTCAATGAATGCGTCAAACTCTTCTCTATTCAGAGACTTCTTCTCATTAGGTGTCAGAGCACCACGCTGAGCACCTCTTGCTGCTTGCTTTGCCTTCACCTTAGGGTCATCAGACTTGTGACCATAACCATGCAGACCAGGGGAGGAAGAAGTGGTCTTACGGAAGTCACCTCTCTGCTTCCTAGCAAGATCAGATCTCTGCTTAGCAGCTTTGTCATTACCGAAGGTGGGTTTATCTGCAAGTGCAGTTGCTCTATCGGCAGACTTACCACCACCAGTTGACTTGGCAATCTTATTGCGGATTGCAGTCTCATCATGACCACGCTTTGCCATCGCTGTGGCTTCCTTAACGCAGTCATTGACTTCCTTGCCACCCTTCATCTTGGTGCCACGCTTCACATAACCCTTCCAGCATTTTGTGAAACCATTGTCATCAACTCCATCCATCTTCTTCTCCACCATCATCTGATGAAGATCTTCGATGTCAATTCCAACCATCATGTCTTCACGCTGAAGATTGAGACCAATGTCTTCAGGTGCCTTGGCAGTTTTCTTACCGTCTTTACTAACGATCTGATAACGACCGTCAGTCTTACGACCAGTAATCAAATAGGACTCACCCCCAGCACGGATAACTCTACCGACATTTCTGTCGTTGCTATGCTGCGACTTTTTCTTCGCAACATGGTCACGCTCTACAGGGAATCCAGCATACCCTTCAACCACTGGCTCATGGTTGTCGAATACTTCGATGACCTTAGCAGCACCTTCTCTCAAATGTGCTGTGGGCAGGTCGCCCTCAAGTCCATGCTCGATAGCATCCAGGATTCTGCTTTGCTCATAGAAGTTGTACTTCATAAGAGAAGCAGCAACTTTAATCTCTAACGTCATCTTTCTTCTGGTTGGAGTTTAACTATTTATTATTTGATAGTTTTTTGATTCTTACGAAACTCAGAAAACTTCTTGGTTGCTTGTCCAGGAGTCATATTCTGGACTGCAATTCTATATTTATCAGTGCCGACTTTCCACTCATTTCCACTGCCATCATCAGCAGAGAAATTAGACTGGTCTCGGTCGAGCTCTGCCCAAGCAGAGACTACACCACCACCCTCAGTAATTTCAGTAACGTGTTGCAACCATGCACGATGCTCGCCCATATACTGATCCTTAAAGATAATGTAGTTGGGTCCACGATGGACAACCTCTCCACGAATACCACTGTCGTCATGCTCTACTATAGCACCAACTTTGAAGATATGATTAAGCATGTAGTGATCACGGAAGGTAGCGAAGTCCAACTTGGGAGCATACTCCCAAACAGATTCATGGACAGACTCCTTCTTCTTACCCTTCTTGTCGGGTTTGGGGGGAGGAGTCATGCCTGTTAACACGTCCTGCATCAGTGCAGCACTGTGCTTCCTGCTCATCCCTTTGGGCATTCCTGCATGAAAGGATTCGTGGTCCCCTGCTTGTGCGTGGGCTCGCATTTTACTGGCACTAAGATTTTCAATAGGATCATCAGAATCATCAGCACGAGCACCTGCCGACTTAATGTTAATCGACTTGAAGTCATAATGCACACCATTATATTTTTGGGTGAGTTTCTCAAACTCTTTCACACGGTCATCACCCACAACCATAGTCACATGCTGGTGACCCTCGTCATGGAGGTCACGAAGAATGTCAAAGATGTTGCGATGTGCTTCACTGTTTTGAATTGCTTTCTTATGATTGGGGAAGAGTTTCCTCATGTGCCCAACCTTCTGATCAGCGGTCAGCGGATTCTTCTTATGGTCCTGGCTTCTGGAGGGATAGATGCGATAGTTACTGCTGTCACCAGCATGTGCCTTAACAGCATCGAGAAGCTTGCCATGACCAGCATGAGGAGGATTAAACCTACCAAATGTAATAGCGACATGAGTATCCTCAGGTTGATTGGATTTGCTACCCGCCTTACCCTTAGAAGAGGTGGAAGGTTTCTTAGTAGCAGATTGCGCTGCCTCTCTAATGAATTCGATAAATCTCATTTGCCCCAGTCTTTTGCTACCGTGAAGTTTGCCCTAGAAAACTCAAGTCTATCAACAAGTTTCAGTGCTGCACCATCTTGTATAGCCACAAATCCTTCTGGACTTGTAACCTTGTAACCATTCTCGTCTTCCAAGAATGTGCCAATGCCTTCAATTTTTGACAACTTATTTATGATCTGTATCTTTGCTTGAATCAAATTCATGAATCCGCTAAGTGCAGCATACATTTTAGTCTTATTAGTATTTAGGTATTTGAGTGATTGGTCCTTCTTGTCAGTCCAATCCTTCTGGGACTTGGGAGTCTTCTTCTTCTTGATCTCTTCGTTGTATCGATACATAACAAATTCAGTGAATTCCTTTGCCATGCTAGTGCTGCTGCTAGGAATCTTCCCAGACTTAATGACCTGATTAAAATAGATCTTGAAGATAGCAGGAGTGGACACAGTGCCCTTCTCTGCAGCAATGGTATTGAGAAAGTCCTTACCAGTGGCAAGATTCCTTTCTGCAACTGAAATGGTGTTGTTGATCTTGTTTAACTCCGTGCTGGATAGGTTTGCTTTCCCATTCACATTACTAAAGGTTGAAGAGAATACAGCGACCTTCGGGTTACCTTGTAACTTACCGACATCAACCCCAAACCCAGCGGACATTGATTCGATACTGCTTCCAGTGTAATAGGTATGAAACACAATACCCAGGTCAGCATCGGAAACAATCTTCCCCATCTTGGTGTCTGCCTCAACGCAGTATGTGATGGTATTTGGTTTGAATTTGTAGCACCTCTTGCCACCCATAGTAGTTAATGCAGGGGTGCCAGTGAATAGTAGATCCCCCTGTAAGACGCCCTTGATAGGTAGAGTGCTGAGCATCTTCAGGCACAACTTAAGTTTATCCCTGATGGGGTGATCGCCATAAAAGGTATCAATGTCAGCATTGCTATAGCATACCTTAGGATCATTCTTGGCGAAGACAGACTTGGTGCCTACAAAGAATAGATCCAACTCAGGGTCAGTGCCACAGATAATAGCAGGAGCACCATCCCATTTCGTCGTCACCTTGACGTTGCCACCACCCTTACCAGTGGTCAGCATGTCACGGAGAGACTTCAGAAATCGAATTGCATTCTCAGCACCAGAATATCCATTGTTGATGATGTCATCTTCAAGGTGCTCAAGGTGTGTATTCTTTGCCATTACGGTTGAATTCCTACTCGGTCGTTTACGGGTGATGTTTTGTAAGACTTTGCTCTTAGTTTGAATTTGTCTGTGCTTCTAAGTTGATTGTATGCCCTATTCTCCATCTTGAATTCTGGCATACCGTTTCCACCCAGCTTGAATTTGTAGTAGGTGACCTTATTCATGAGGTAATCTACTACGATATTCCTGTATTGGAGAATGCCATCGTCAGATAACTTCTGGATAGCAAGTTGCATAATCAGCGAGACCTGATTGTATTTTGCTTTGCTTTTCCCAGACCCACCCAAGCGAGCATCAGTAAACTGACTGTCCTGATTGAATTTGGGGTAGTAAGTCGTTGCCATATCTGT